GATCTTCGTAGGCTTTGTGCTTATACCACGGCGGACCATAGCGGCGCGTAGGCTTGCTAGGGATAAAAATTGATCGATTACCTTGTTATCAGGACCGCGTAGTCTATAGACGGCGGGCGCAGTGCTCCCCTTGCTTCCTTGTGAAGGTCCGGAGGCAGGGATTTTTTCTGAAAAATAGCCAGTTTTTCCTATAGGTTTTATCTCGCATCCCTTAAAAACTACTTGGTTTATTGTTGTTGTATAAGGCATTTCATAAGGTGGTTTGATTGTTGTAATTGTCATTTTATTTGTTCCTTTTCTATTTAATTGTTTATAATACTATTCTATAACTATTCTCAAAGCATTGACCTTTAAACGTGTTTCTAAGGTCAATGGCGGGTTTAAACTTGTTTAACGTATCGCTTGTGAACATACTCGGCATTTCTTGCCCGTCAATATGTTTTACTGTACGCGCGATAAAATCGCTATATGTTTTAAATGATACCTTGTATCCAATATCTTTAAATGATTTTTTAATGTCTGTTCTATTATATGTCATTTTATTTGTTCCTTTGTTAATTGTTAATATTAAGGGGCCTTAATATACCCTATAAACCTATTATAAGCCTATAGGATACGTTAAAAGCCTTTAATGTAGAGGATATGATATATTTTCCACGTCGCTATTCCAGCAGGCCCTGCAATCGCCGCAGGACCCGTCTTGCTTATATGCATTGCATTCTTGGCCTTGAAAAGTCCCCTTTGTTTTATTTACTGTAGACGTATTATCAAAATTAGGTCGTTTTCCGTCAATTATACTCGCGCTTATACGAATAACTAAATTGCCCGGTGTCTCATATTTTGAAGCTTTAACAAAGGCCCGTTCTTGAGTAGGTAACCAGTGATCAATGCCTGGTGTTATACTTGCGACAGCTTTAATACAATCTAACATCATAACGGAATAAATGTCACCGCCAACAAACCAACGGTGAAAATTGGAATTATTCTTTTTTGCAGCTTTTAATATTTGTAAGGATACGGATTTTATCCAATTTTCCAAATCATTATTCTTTTCCGCTTCCAAAAACTTGCTTAAATTATCGTTCCATCCTTTACTAACGCTGGGATACATATTTTCAAATTTTAATGCATAACATGAAGCACAAGGCGAATTTTCCACTTGTCTCAGCTTTCCGCCGGTTTTACATACGGAGGCCGGTATGCTCCAATTGGAGGCCGGTATTTTAGAATTATTTTCTCTTACTATTGCATATTCTTTTTGAATTTTAACTAACATTTTTCTATTCCCTTTTTACTTGTTTCTAGTTTACGTTGATCTTATTAATGCCAAGCTTTGATCACTTGGCATTGTATAAAATCAATTTACATGCATTTTTTCTATTTCAACTTCTTCTAGATCACCTAAACTAAGTAGTATGTAATATTCTTTGTTCAATTGCGCAATTAGCTTTTCCGTAGTGAATGCATTAATAGATGTTTTTGTAACATTGTGTTCGTCGTCGTACGTTTTAAAGTGGGTTTCTGGCATTGACATTTTAACATATTCAATTGCTTTTCGTGCGGTAGTGAACGCCGTGAAGCCTAAGAATTTTACTGTGTATATTTTCATTTTCTGTTTCCCTTTTATGTTATGTTGTAACGCTAATTAAGTGTTTTTTATGTTTTTCTCTTAATTGTACAATAAGTATATTTCAGACCATTGCAAGCGTTAAATGTAAAATAATAAACAGAATAGCCGTAAATAGCGTGAAAACGTGAAAAAACGCATGGTTGATGTACTGAAATACGTTATATAAACACGTGCGAAACGTCACATAACATTTTTAGGAAATGCTTTGTTAACAATGGTTTAGGTTATAGTGGTGTGTACTCTATACTATATATATAAAGACTTAATACTATTATTTCGTATCTGGAGCCTATAATAGGGGCCGGATTTCCCCCGAAAATTCTGAACGTCTTTTGGCTTTTTTAACACACCACACACCACACCAAGATAAACCTATGTAAATAAAGCATTATCTTAAAATGCCGTATGACGTTTTATCCGTGCCTATATACCGCACACCATTTTAAGCATGCGCCAGCAGCATAACGCCGGCCAATGCCATGTTGTATTAGCCAGCGTGATACCGCCGCCGCCGGCCCGCCGCTGGCAACATGACACGGCATTGGTCAATGATCCATAATTGACTAGGTTATGGATCAAAAGAATATAGGTGATACCATGTTGTAATGTTAATAGATTATTGGTGAAAGGCGCATTTCTAGCTACAAGCACAAGCTTTCTATACTGATAACACCCGCCAGTAGGCTAGTCACCCTTAATTAATTGTTTAATATCAATGGTTTAGCAGGGTTAAAGGCCCCCCTTATCAATTTAAAACGGCGGCGGGCAGTGCAGTGGGCGCCTCATATTTAAAAATATCAAATTAAACATAGTCCCCCTATTAACCTTTCATGCAATTTCACTATTCTAAATTAAAGTAGTGACATTAGAATAACAGTCTGCTACTGTACGCCTATGACCAACTCAATTATTATACCTGACGCAGAGTATCTCCCACCCGAGCTACTACTGGACGAACACCACCCGGCTAACGCGGACTACATGAAGAACCTTAATTCTATTAAGCGAACCATCGTAGCTCGTACAATGACTATGGCACCGAAGCATGTGGACATCGTAAAGCGCAAGATTGCCGGCGTGACTAATAAGAACATAGCGGTAGAACTAAACGTAACAGCACAGACAGTCGGCAAGACACTCCAACGACAGGACGCACAAGAACTACGTGCGCTCTTAGAGCATTACAATATGGCGATGGACGGACCCAACGACGCCCATCGCCGTAGAATGCTCTGGGAGATCGCGGTGGACAACCAAGCCATCGAACCTAAAGTATCTATCTCGTCAATCGTCGAGATCAATAAGATGAACGGCACATACCAAACTGCCGCCAAGGACACAGCGATAAACATAACGATCAATAACAACCTACTACCTAAAGGAAAGTTAGACACATGACCAACGTACAAATAGTAAATCTATCTGACGCTAAGATGCTAAAGATACTAGACACCTTAACGCTTGCTGCTCACGCTATGTATATGGCTTCAGCTTCATTAGCCGCCACTCACCGCTTTGGCGAAGGCGAACCTCTCTCTGTATTCAGTGAGCCTGAACCTGTTGATGTCGAACTAGCGCAGAACAAAGCTCAGCACCCACGACACACTGTCGCCAACATAGATAGTCTGCTTAAAGGTATGGCTATAGAGACTGACCGCCTAAATAGGTATGCCGAGAAGCATGAGAAGCACCGCCTAGAAGCCTAAAGGGAAATTAGATCAGTGAAACAATCTAGGACAGACAGCTTTAGGGAAGCAATCATTAATGTCACAAGCGGGTATGTAATTTCAGTGCTAGTGACCTTGACGATACTGCCCCTATGGGGCTTTGAACCGACCACTAGGGACGCAGGCGAGATTAGTTTAGTGTTCTCTGCTATATCTATCATACGGACTTATTTCATTCGTAGGATATTCAACATTAGGAAAAAGACATAGAAGCTGAATTAGATTATAAACCGCGCACACAGTTCTTGCCCTTCCACCAAAGGGACAAACGCTGGACTGCGATTGTAGCCCACCGACGTGCGGGTAAAACAGTAGCTTGCGTGAATGAACTTGTCATTCGCGGACTTTACACAACAAAGAAGAACCCAAAATATGCGTACATTGCACCATTTTACGCTCAAGCTAAAAACATTGCTTGGGAATATCTCAAGGAAGCCGCACGGCCTTTCGTCAGTTCTGTCAAAGACATTAGAGAAAGTGACCTCAGTGTTAAGTTGGTTAATGGTTCCACTATTCGTTTGTACGGTGCTGATAATATCGACGCTCTGCGCGGCATCTATCTTGATGGCGTCGTCATTGACGAATTTGGAGACTGCCGTCCGGGGCTATGGGCAGAAGTTATATTGCCTACTCTATCCGACCGAAAAGGATGGGCGGCGATAATTGGAACGCCTAAAGGTAAGAATACATTTTACGACATGGCTGAAAATGCCAAGACAGACGACACTTGGTACTTCGCAGAACTTAAAGCATCAGAGACAGGGATCGTGGACCCTGACGAACTAGCATCCATGAAACTTCAAATGACCGACGCGCAGTACGATCAAGAGATGGAATGTTCATTCACTGCGCCCGTATTGGGAACTTACTATGCAGGACAAATTCAAACGCTTGAGAAAAAAGGCAACATCTATTCTCCACACGCTGACTACGACCCTAACTATGCCGTTTCGATGGTTCTCGATTTGGGCTTCACAGACAGCACATCGGTTTGGTTTTGGCAACCAAAACCCGATGGGTACTCTATTATTGATTACGAGGAGGCCCACTCACAACCACTATCCTACTATTTTGATCTGTTCGAAAGTAAACCATACGTTTACGATACCGTTTGGTTGCCTCACGACGCAAGAGCTAGAACGCTGCAAACTGGTCGCTCAACTATTGAACAATTCCTTGAGCAAGGACTTCCTGCCCGAATTGTGCCGCATCTTAAAGTCCAGCAAGGTATCGACGCGGGGCGGCTTATTCTCAACGATTGCTATTTCAACGAGAAGACTAAACAGGGAGTTGAAGGGCTACGGGCGTATAGAAGACGTTTTAACGAAATCACGAAAGTATTCGCTGATGCGCCCCTACATGACTGGGCCTCTAACCCGGCTGACGCTTTTCGCTATTTTGCACTAGTTTGTCAGAAATCAGAAGCAGTACCCCTAGAGCCTCAGCAAAAACTTGACGGCTTCAAACCAAAAGAGTATAGTCTAAAAGATTTATTCAAAGACCGTGAAAGCGGTGGTTCCCAAATATCACGGTTAAGGATGTAAAATGGAAGTCGACACACAGACATCAGTCAACAGCATGAAAGATGCTAAGAAGAATGCAAAAGCGCGACAGTCCTATTGGGGTAAAGAATTAGACCAAGCGCAGAAGCGCGTCAAAAAGTTTCATAAGAGAGGCGGGAAGATAGTTGATCGTTACATCGGAGCCGGTGATAATGAGGATATTCTTAAACAGTCCCGCCTAAACTTATTCCACTCGAACACTAAAACGCTACAGTCAATGCTCTATGGTAATTTACCTAAAGTAGATGTATCACGCAGGTACGCAGACAGTAAAGACGACGGTGCTAGAGTAGCGGCAGAGATATTTGAACGTCTGTTGAACTTAGATGTTCAAGAGAACGGTAAAGAATATGATGCTGTCCTTAGATCATGTTTACAAGACAGACTACTACCCGGCCTTGGCTGTGCGCGGGTAAGTTATAAAGTTGAAACGGGCGCAGACGAAATGGGTAACGAAGTCATGGTGTCTGAAGAAGCACCAGTGACATATTACTACTGGAAAGACATGCTATGGTCTTGGGGACGTAACTTTTCCACCCTACGATGGATTGCTTTTCGCAATGACCTTGATGAAGATGCTTTTAAGGAAAGATTTGGCGAAGAAAAAGCTAAAAACTTAGAATTTAAAGAAATGGCGACAAACACCGACGCTGACGGCGGCGATGTAGGCGACCACGACAAAGATATAATCAAAAAGGTTGAAGTTTGGGAAGTTTGGGATAAAGATACACTTAAAGTTGAGTGGTTCACCAAAGGTTCAACTGAGATACTAGACAGTAAAGATGATACGCTAGGTTTAAAAGGATTTTTCCCTTGCCCGCCGTTCTTTATGGCTAACGCAACCACTACAGACTACCTACCCACCGCAGATTTTGTATTATCAGAAGATATTTACAATCAGATTGATTTATTAGAAACAAGAATTAATAAAATCACTGAAGCGGTTAAAGTTGTAGGGGTGTACGACAAATCCTCTACCGGCGTTAAGCAAATGCTTAAAGAAGGTACTGAAAATGAGTTGATAGCCGTAGAGAATTGGGCTATGTTTGGAGAGAAGGGCGGACTGCAAGGACAGATCGACTGGCTACCTGTTGAAGAGATAGCAAACACTCTAAACAAACTAGTACAGCAACGTGACCAACAGATCGCCCTTCTCCAACAAGTTTCAGGTATGTCAGATGTAATGGCAGGCGGTCTAAACAACCAATATGAAGGTGTAGGCCAAACAAATCAAAAAGCTAAGTTTGGTTCTGTACGTGTTCAAGCACTACAAGACGAATTTGCTACATTTGCTACAGATTTAATGCAATTAAAGGCCGAAGTGATCGAAAAACACTTTAGTCCTGAAACAATCGTCAAAATGTCTAATATTGGTCAGTCTATGGACCCACAGTTAATTCCACAGGCCATACAGATCATTAAAGACCCTGACAGACCTTTCAGAGTTGAAATACGCCCTGAAAGCGTAGCTATGGTTGATTTTGCACAGTTAAAGAACGAGCGCACTGAATTTATGAGTGCTTTGAGTATGTTCTTACAATCAGCAGGGCCAATGATGGAAAAATCACAGGCATCTACGCCATACCTATTAGAAATGCTTAAATGGACTATGGCAGGCTTTAAAGGCGCGTCTGAAATTGAAGGCGTACTAGATAAAGCTATTGAGAGCGCAGTTGAAGAAGCACAACAGCAAGCGGCTAATCCTAAACCTGATCCTGCACTTGCAGCAGAACGAGCTAAATCTCAAGCTGAAATGCAAAAAATTCAAGCTAAAGCACAAGCGGATATGCAAGTACGTCAATCTGATCTACAAGCAGATACGCAAACTATTGAAATTCAAAGCCAAGCGGACATCGGTAAAATAATTGCTGATAACCAAGCGGACTTGAAAGAAATTGAAGCTAAGATGGTAGCAAATATCCAAGAAGAGATAGCTACGTCACAGGCTAATGTAGAACAGCAAAATCAAGCTACTATGGGTGAAATGAGCAAGACCATCCATAAATTACAATCCGAACTAGAGAAGATTTCAGCGTCAGCCGCGATTGATATTCAAAAAGAAGCGGCTAAGGCTGAAATTGAAATAGCAAAAGAAAGCGCTAAACCAAATAGGTATGACGATGACTAGGAGTAATTCAACTCGCCGTGACGGATACGACCAAAAAACTTACGGCGATAATTTTGATCGTATTTTCGGTTCTGAAAAAGAACGTAAGCAACGCGAAGATGCAGTTAAGATAGAAGACCACAAACATTCTGCTGCGCGAAGTAAAAGTGCTTACGTTATGAAACCTATGGACCCGTTCAAAAGTAATGTGGATGGCTCTATAATTTCAGATCGTAAGCAATTAGCAGAGCATAACAAACGAAACGGCGTTACCAACAGCGCTGACTACAGTGATAGCTATATGAACAACAAACGTAGTAGTATGGCCGCATCACAAGAACGAGCTAACAAAACCCAGCGCATCGACGCGCTACAACACGTAATGAGGACTAAAGGCTATGAGTGAAGAAATTGAAAACGAAGTAGAAGTAGAAGACGCACCTGAAGAAACAGGCGTTCGTGCTAGTTTAGATGCAGCAATCGGTGATAGTGAAGACGGCAGCATAGAAGGTTTTGACGAACCGTTACATACTGAAGAAGCTGAAGAAGAAACTTACGAAGAAGCTGAAGCGGCACCGGCAGAAGAAACCGCAGTTGACGCTCCACAAGCTACTGAAAAACCTCCGCTTGATTGGGGTGTAGAAGTTCGTGAAGAATGGAAAAACCTACCTGATAGTGTAAAACAGCATCTACATACTAGGGATCAGCACGTCAATACAATGTTACGAGACGGTGCAGACAATCGTAAGATGGGTGAGGGGCTTAATAGTATCGCAAGCGGCTACAAGGCCATAATGGACGCAGAGGGCGTCAGTAACCCTCTACAGGCCGTTGACGGACTATTTAAGTCTGTAGCAACTCTTAGAATGGGTACACAAGCTGAAAAGGCGGCTAAGATCGCTCAGTTCGTCCAAACATACGGTGTAGACATTAACGCACTTGATAATGCCCTTGTAGGTAATCCGGTAAGCGAAGCCGATCCTATGGAGGCTATGATTGATCAACGTATGGCACCTGTTAATCAGCTACTTGAGCAGATGAACCAAAATAGCCAATATCAAACTCAGCAACAACAACAACAAACAAATGCTAATATAGCAGAGTTTGCACAGACCGCAGAGTTTCTTGAAGACGTACGTGACGATATGGCAGACCTTTTAGAAGGTGCAAGCCGTAGGAATGTTAAAATGTCTTTACAGCAAGCATACGATAAAGCCTGTGCAATCAATCCTGAAATTTCAAATGTAATGTCTACTCGTAGTGCAAATGAAAAACTATTAGGAAGTCAAAATAGTATCGCGGCTAAGAAACGCGCCGCCAGTTCTATCAACGGAATTTCAGGCGGACAAGCTAATTCAAATAGTAGCGGTGGACTGCGCGGAGCTTTAATGAGTGCTTTTGACGATCACGCTTGACATATATAGGCCGTTATGATTTAATGCACATAACGGCCTAAAAAACCCCGGCGTTCGAGCAGGTTTAAATGGTTGTAGGTAACAACACCGCCCCCGGCATTCAGCAGGGCGTTATATTTTCCGACAAACATTTATATTAATTTAACTTGGAGTAAAACGCATGAGTTTTGCAAATACGTCCGTAACGGACATTCTTGCTACTACTATTGAAAATCGTAGTAAGACGGTTGCAGATAACGTAACCAACAACAACGCTCTCTTAGACCGCCTAAACAAAAAAGGGAATATCAAAACATTCTCAGGTGGACACAAAATCTTTGAAGAACTTTCATTCGCTGAAAACGGAAACGCAGGCTGGTATTCAGGATACGATATCCTACCTACTAATGCTTCTGACGTTATCAGTGCCGCAGAATACACAATCAAACAAGCAGCCGTACCAGTAGTAATTTCTGGTCTTGAGCAGCTTCAAAATGCTGGTAAAGAACAGTTCATTGACCTTATGGAAGCTAGACTTAAAGTAGCTGAAAGTACAATGTCTAACCTTATCACTGGCGGATTGTATTCAGACGGTACTGGTTCTTCTGGTAAAGAAATCGACGGCCTAGCCGCAGCTTTACCTGTAGACCCTACAGCAGCATCTTACGGCGGCATTGACGGAAATGTTTATACATTCTGGCAAAATGCAGTAAGTGATCAAACAGCAGCTAACGGCCTAGACAGTACCAAAATTGATGGATTCTGGAACCTTTTATGGGCTGAACTTGTACGCGGTGCTGACCGTCCTGATCTAATCATGGCAGACAGTACAGTATGGAATACCTACATGAAGTCATTGCAAAATCAGCAACGCTTCTCTAACACTCAAATGGGTGATAGTGGTTTCTCTAACGTAAAATATATGGATGCAGACGTCGTACTTGACGGCGGTATTTATAACGGTACAGTAACAGCAGGTACGCCAGCAGGTACAGCATATTTCATTAACTCAGACTATTTGAAATATCGCCCACATGCACGTCGTAACATGGTTCCGCTTTCTCCGAACAAACGCTACTCAACTAATCAAGATGCTGAAGTGCAAATCATTGCATGGGCAGGTAACTTGACTACTTCGGGTCGTATGTTCCAAGGACGCTATGACGCGAACGGTTAGTATTAATCGGGGCGCTAGAGATAGCGTCCCTCCTCTTTTATAAGGAAATAAGATGACTTTAGGTTTAGACCTCACAGCAATCGATACCACAGCAGAATTCAAGCTGGGTACGATTATCGAAGACATTGGCGTAAATGGCCCATGTAAAACATATAAATACATCAAGTATGATGCAGCAACAGCCGCAGTAGCAGGCGTGGCAGGCGAAGTAGCCTACTTTTTAGCTATCGTAGGTAACACTTCTGTAGTTAGTTCTGATCTATCTGATTGTAATGGTATTGGCGCGGGCGTACTTCAAGCCGCACTAACAGATGGTACATACGGTTGGGTTCAAGTTTGTGGCCCTGCTACTCTGTCTATTGCTCTTACAGCAGGTGCAGACGGTAATGCGCTTACAGCCGTCGGTGCAGGCGATGGTACGCTTGACGTATCAGGTGCAGTAACCGATTTTGTTTGTGCAGTAGCAGATGATGCTTCAGCAAAAACTATCTTCTGTATGTTCCCGAGATAAGAAACTTGTGTTTTAAATAGTGTTAGTATAAGATAGGGCAGGTTTTAACAGCCTGCCCTAACTTTTAACATAGAGGACATAAGATGGACGATCTAGGATTTAACGATTTCGATACGCCGCAGAATGCTACGGCAACAGAAGACGCAAACTTACTATGTAAGTTTTATACTAAATTAAGGCCCAATAAGGCTAAAGACGTATTGGACCCTAAAGATGCAGACCTACCAGCCAAAGTAGAGGTTGTGTATTACGATATTAAAGTTCCCGGTGAGCGCGATAGCAGATCAGGACCAGTTAACGAAAGCATAAAACAACGGTTCCCAAGACACTACGCAGCGTATATTCAACGCAAAGCACCTCCGGTGGATGGAACGCCCTTAAATGAATGGGCATCGATAACAAGAACGCAAGTTGAAGAATTAGAATTTGCGAATATTAAGACTATAGAGCATCTATCAAATGTTTCTGACGTACATGCACAAAATATGCGAGGCTTAACGGCACTAAAACAAAAAGCTCAAGCATACTTAGCGCAAAAAGAAGATACTAAGTTTGTTGATCAACTAACCGACCAACTAAGTGTAAGAGATAAGACTATATCAGCACTTGAAGAACGGTTAGCCTTAATGGAAAAACGCTTCGTTGAAGGTGATACAACCAAAACGACGCGTAAAGTTAAAAAATAAGGACATACGATGGTTACTTACCCGACTACTGCTACCACCGCCGATAATATAATTAATAGAGTGGCGGCTGAAGTCGGGTTAACACCCGTTGCTGATCCGTTCGGTAGCGCAGACGCCTCCTTCGTACAATTAACCCACTTATTGAATACCGCAGGCGACGAACTTGCTTTGCTATTTCCGTGGGAAAATCTCCGCCGTGAACACACTATAACCACCACCGCTTTGGACGCAGGTAACTATACTCTACCTACTGATTTTATGCACATTGTAGATAATACAGCGTGGGATAGATTGCAAGACCTGCCTATGTACGGTCCATTGTCAGCACAAGAATGGCAGGCATTAAAAGGACGTACGATATCTAATGTTATTAACATAGCATGGCGTATATTCGACGGCGAGTTTAACATATATCCTGATAACCCTGTAAATGTAGCTAACATATATTTTGAATATCAATCGAATAGTTGGATTGTGGCTACAGATGGTACGACGTACAAAAATGAAGCTACAGTCAACTCAGATAAAGTATTATATGATCGCACACTCGTATCTAGGTATCTTAAAGTGAAATTCCTTATGGCTAAAGGCTTAGACGCTTCTGGCGCACAGGACGATTTCAATCAAATGTTTGAAATGCTTACCGGACAAGATAAAGGCGCTGGAACATTAAGCGCAGGCGATGGTAATAATTCATATCCTTTCATTAATGCGTACCGTAATATAGGGAATAGTAACTTTGGTAGTTAGAGCCGCAAATGCAGCCACTAGACATAGACCGCGCCCTAAAACTACACAATCGGGCGTATTACCCGCGCCCACAAAAGGCGTGGATAGTCGTGTATCTTTAGCCTCTGGTGATCTTAGCGTTTGTCCTTATACATATAATATTATGCCTGACGAAGCGGGTATGCGCGTACGCTTTGGGTACAGAGAACATGTACTTGATATAGAAAGCTCCACCGCACATGGTGTAGGCACTATGATACCGATGGAAGGTATAGCAGGAACAGACGATAAACTATTCTGCGCTACAAACGAAGGTATTTGGGATGTTACTGCGTATAATACTTCTCCTACACTTAAAGTAGCATTTACAGCTAACACTACCGCAGATGCAGGTTTTGGTATGTCGGTTAACTATGTTAATCAGGCAGGCGCACAGTTCATATACTATGCAGATAACTTAAACGGCCTATGGTTCTATACCGTAAGCACTGATACTTGGGCGGCAGTAACCAATATAACAGGAATAGACGAAACCACAATATGCGGTATTGTCGTGCATAAACTTCGCGTATGGGTTTTTGCCCGTGATGCAGCTAGTGCATGGTATCTTGGCGTTAACGCTATAACAGGTGCGGCTACTGAATTTGTATTCGGTGGTAAATTTAAGCGCGGGGGTTCTGTTGCGGGGATGTATAACTGGACTTTAGACGGCGGGGCAGGGGTAGACGACTACCTTGTAATCGCTAGTTCGGCAGGGGATGCGCTAATGTATCAAGGTGAAGACCCCAGTGCGTCCTCCACTTGGTCTATTGTTGGCACTTATGATATAGGCGCCGCCCCTGTTGACTATCGCTCAGGACTTGAATACGCGGGTGAATTATTCATTCTTACCGGCTACGGCTTGGTATCTATGGACGAAATACTACGGGGAAGCGAAGCTGAAAATCCTGAAACTAGTGATCTCGCATTTAAAATAGCTAAAGTATTACAACAAAGTATGATAAGCCTACGTAATATAAAAGGGTGGAACCCCATATTCTTCCCCGCAGAAGGTTTAATCATTCTGGTAAGCCCTATACAAACAGATGGTACGTATATTCAATATATCCTCGATCTCACAACCCGTGGATGGGGGTACTGGCGCGGGTTGCCAATACTTTCCGCAGGAGTATGGCAGAATAAACTATACTTTGGTACTGTAGACGATAAAATTATGGTTATGGACGTACATAAAGATAATATACTTATAACGGCCCCGGCGGCACCTGCCGAAAATGGTAGCCCTATAGAGTATTCAATCCTGCATGCATCTTCTGACATGGGTAGCCCCGGAGTAATGAAACGTGCCGCGTTTATACGGCCTAACTTCCGTGCAGATTATGCTCCCGTAGTTGATACGCGGGTGCTATATGACTACAATCTCGCTGAATTCTCTGCTGTATTAGCCCAGCCTACATCTAGTGTAGGTGTATGGGATACAGGAGTATGGAATACCTCTACATGGGGATCAGGATCGTCCACCGCATTTAATGTTATTGGCGGCGGAAGTGGCATAGGTAGATCACTTGCCGTAGCTATACGCGGTACATCTACCGCACCTACAGTTCTAATCAGCACAGACATTATGTGGAACGCAGGGGGCATGTTATGATTATTAACTATAGAAATATACAGAGTGAAGACGATTGGAATTGGATTTCTAAACGTGCCGATCCTACACTGACAGAACATACAAAAGGTATTATTGCGGTGGATACGTCAGTAGATAGAATAGTAGCTATGGCAGTTTTTGACACTTGGACGCATAATAGCGTTCAAATACACTGGGCGATAGATAATCCGCTAGTTTTACGGCATGGATTTATACAAGAGTGTTTTGATTACGCATTTAACACTTGCGGTAAAGGCATTATGTTAGCTACAATACCAAGTGATAATGATAAATCTTTAAAATTAAGTTCCCATATAGGCTTAAATGTAGTACACATTATAAAGGACGGTTTTAGTAAAGGCGTGGATTATATACTTATGGAAATGCGTAAAGAAAACTGTAAATGGTTAGAAGGATAAGTACATGAAAGGCGTAGCACATTATAAAAATAATGGAACTCTGTATACTGGCCCTACGCATAAAATGAATGACGGTTTTTTACATTCAGGCAGTAAACATAATAAAAACAGCGTACCTTTAAATCATGCTAACGAACAAATTATGTTAGCTAAAAAATTAAGAAAACCAAAGGCGTATTAAATGGCTAATTTTAATCAATATAGGACTACTCCCTACGCTACTAAAGCGTTAGCAGATAGAATGAAAAATCTACGTAATGGACGTACTCAAGCCCAGTATGGTGCGGATATACAATCTGTGCAAAATCCCGACCTGCCTTCACAGCAATTTCGAGATAGCTTAGGTAATATGGGCGATCAAGACGAATACATGGAACAGAACTTCGATTATGGACGGGATGATGCGTATAAAGCCGCTAACCCTAAATATTGGATGGCTGACGGAAGTGCCAGATACCAAAAAATACCGGGTATGAGCGAAGAATATAACGCTAATGTTACTCAGCAAAGACTACAAGCTGAAGCGTTACGCGCACCACAAGCGCCTGCACCACAAGCGCCTGCACCACAAGCGCCTACGCCACAAGCTCAAGCACCGCAGCCTTCAGTAGTTCAACAGAATATGAACCAGCCTATAGTTAAAAAGCCAGTTCAAAATTATAACGCCGCGCAGCCCGCCAATTCAGGATGGCAAGCCGGAGGATGGAAGTAACTCATGGGTAAATCAGCACCAGAAACACCTGACTACACAGGCGCAGCGCAAGCCACCGCAGAAGGTAGTAAAGAGGTAACGGACGCACAAACATGGGCGAACCGTCCAGATCAAACTAATCCTTGGGGTTCTACTACTTGGAACGCTAATGCTACTATTGATCCGTCTACAGGAAATTCAGTTAATAAATGGACGCAGAACCAAACGCTTAACCCTGAAAGTCAGAAAGCCTTAGATAGCCAAATGGCTGTTACTACAGGCAGAAGCCAAATGGGTGAAGGTATGATTGGTCGTACCTCCGCAGAACTTGGCCAACCTATGGATTGGGAACAGTTCGGGCAACAAAATAGAGGCGCCACCGCAGAAGCCATTGATATGAGTGGCCTTCCTGAAGGTGTAGGTTCTGTTGGTACTAGCCAATACGACATGGGGCATGATCAATACAGACAGCAAGCTGAAGACGCTAACTATGCGCGTAGCAGTAACCGATTAGATACACGTTTTGGGCAATCTGACGAAGCAATAGCAGTTAAATTAGCAAGCCAAGGTTTAGCACCCGGCGATCAAGCGTACGATGCGGCTATGAAGAATTATAGCGATCAGAAGAACGATGCCTACAGTAGCGCACAGAATGATGCTATCACTATGGGTGGCGCAGAAGCTAGTCGTAACTTTGGTATGGACCTATCAGCAGGTGGTCAACGCTATGCTGAAGAACTAGGTGCGGGTAGTTTTGCTAACCAAGCTAGAGCGCAATCGCTACAAGAACAAACAGGCATTAAAGATCGTGCATATAGTAACGCTCAAGATCAAGCAAACAATGCGAATGCCCTACGTACTTCAGCAATTAACGAAGAACAAACTAGACGTCAACAAAGCCTGAACGAAATGAACGCAGTGCTATCAGGACAACAAGTTAATCCTGCAAATATGGCACCGGTTAATATGGCGTCACGTTCTCAAGGTACTGACTATTCAGGTGCTATGCGTGATGCGTATGGCGCAGACTTAAACAGAACAAACGCTTCAAACATGGGCATTCAAAGTATGATGGGGCTTGGAAAAAGCGCTATGGGAATGTTCGGATGATGTATTTTAGAGAGGAAGTATAATGGGTATTGGTACAGATGAAGTAGCTCCACAAGCATCAGTAAGTGACGAACAGCGCTACGATAATTATATAAACAGTCGCATGGGGGACGCAGGGTTTTTAGCTGAGTTGGCTAAACGCTCGCCTGAAGAACAGGAAATATTCAAGCGACAGTTGTATCGTAGCTATGCTGACGAGAGTGCATTAGCTACTGATGAATTAATGATGGCTGAAGAATTACGTGGCAAACAATCGCAGCAGGGTTTCAAGCAGGGTGATGTATTTGTAGCTAATGTGGGCGGGGGCATAGGCGATATGATGGACACATATAGAGCCGGAAGTATGCGCCGTGACGCTAAATCCGACCTAGAAGAACAAGCCGCATCTAAAGAAGCCGGGCGTATGGGGGTCGCTACTTTACAACAAGACGCATATAATACAGTGGCGGGCGCTAACCAAAAACTTATAGACCAGAATACGATCACGGTACAAGAACAAGAAGCTATAGCGCTACGCCGTAAATACGATCAAGAACAAGCTGAAGCTGAAGCTGAAGCTGAAGCTATGTACGGTAAAGCAACGTAAGGATAAACTATGGGATACCAAGATAACATTTCAGCCTTATTAGGCACAGGGCAAGACCCTAGAGAGCAACAACTAGCTCAAGCACTGCGCGGTCAGCAAGCTGGCGGTGATATGCTTGGCCTGTCTACTATCGGGTCAGTGTCTAATCTTGGGCAGAATATTAATGCTAGAACTAATGCCGCAGCTAAACAAGGTGGGCAGTTAAAACAAGCTAGACAGGCCGCAGAAGCTAAAAGATTAGAAGCTGAAACTGCTAGAGCATTTACAGGCGATCAAGCGGGATTAAACCGCGCCGCCACGCGAGAGAACTCTTTAGCTAGTGATAATAGATTGGATATACGCCAACAGAACGAACGCACTTGGCGGGGTGAAGAAGCCGCTATGGACCGCGCAGAGAAAATTCGCCATAATGGGATAACTGAAGGTCTTACTTCACGAGGTATGGACATACGTGAGGCTAACGATTTAGCTGAATTAGATTACCAATACTATAAAACTGACGAAGCTACACAGATAGCTGAGGCTAAAATGCTTGCGGAAGCTAAAGAAAAAGCTCAGTGGACTAAAGAAGGCGGCATTAAAGGTATGAAGCCTAACGAGAAGCAGCAAAACGCTTATTCTATGGCGGTTAATACTACAAAAGTAATGGGTGACATGGGTAAATTCATAGAAACTATGAATGAAGAACAAATGAGCCAAGCAGATAGCGTGTTCGTACCTATGGCGATGGGCTTAGCCCCCGATGCTGCCGCACGTTGGGTGGCGGAAAATTATTCTCACCCTGACCCTAATGTTCGTAGATACCTAACTCAAGGTGCTAAGATAGAGAACGAATTTAGTAGGGCCATGTCAGGACTAGCGGTTACAGTATTTGAAAACTCTTTACGTGAGAACTGGTCGCCATTTGTTAAAGGTATATCACAAGCCGAACGCCAACGCCGTATGCAGGATATGGGGCATGAACTTGAAAAAGCGCAAGCCGCCCACGAAGCTGTTTTCGGCACTAAGTTCCGCGTAGTTGGTGAAGCTATTAACGCTACAGAAAATAAAAATCCTCTTGTAGGTGCTAAAGACCCCAATGATATTTCTAATATGTCTACAGAGGCATTAAGTAGTATCATCGCAGGAAAGGTAGATTAATGGCTATAACTCCCGAACAGGCGCAGGCCGAATTAGACCGTAGGCAAAATTCTAGTGTTGGAACTAGTGCCTTTACGCCTGAACAAGCGCAAGCTGAACTGGCTAGACGTAACGCGCCCCCTAAAGAAAAAGAGGAGTGGTACGAAGACTTCGGCGAAGGGTTAGGCGTATCAGGCCTAAGTACATATTACGGTATAAAAGACCTGTTTGGCGCTACTGATGATGAAGATCGGGCTACTTTAGCGGATTGGAAAGAAGACGCAGGTGAGAGTGGGTATGGTACTGCTGGACGTGTGCTAGGTGAAGTAGTGCAAATGGCTGTGCCTATGGGCGCGGGTTTAAAATTAGCTAAGGGCGCGGGTATGGTGGCAAAAGCCGCTAGGTTAGCCACCGCAGGTAAGTACGCACCACTAGCTATGGAAGCCGCAGTAGCCACAGGTCACGGGGCGTTACAACTACCAGAAGCAGGTAGAAGTAGGGGGCAAAATGCGCTAGAAAGCGGCGCAATGGCGCTTGCAGGCGGCGCAGCCGTTAAAGGTTTGGGTAAGGCGTTAAAAGGCGTCACTAAATCTGAGGCAGCTAAAAGTTTAATAAAATCAGGCGTTAAATTAACCCCCGCCGATGCCGTAGCTAAGGGACACCCATTAAAGAACTTAGAAAGTATCGCCAGTTACATTCCTTTCTTAGCTAAAGGCGTAAAAAAAGCGCGTGATGAAAGTTTGCGTACTTTTGGCGACCACATAACTAATGTTGTAGGTAAAAAGTTTGGTGTTACGATTTCAGGTCTTGGGGATGACGCTATGAAACAAATGGACGGGCTTATTAAAGAGGGTTACGAAGAAGCATGGGCTAAAGCACCTGAAATAAGTGTGTCTGCTATAGATGATATAGCTACTGCGGCGGCCAAAATAAAACCTGTAGGTTCGGCAGAAACCATAATTAATAAAATAATTAAAGAGGCCGATAGTATACTGCCTAAAACTAAAACTAGCGCCGATAAATATATGGGTGTAGGTAGCGCTAAAACTGATATGGAAGCCGTAAGTACATTAGATAAATTGATCAGGAGTTCAAAAGCGACAGGCGACCCGCACGGTATAAATAGCGTACTTGATGATATGTCTAAAGCGATCAGAAATAACTTACCTAAAGGGGCAAAAGATGCGGTTGATGAAATGGACGCCATTTTCCCTGCGTACAAAGTTGTC